AGGATCGCATAACGTGTAAGTTTACATCTGTCCAAATCAATATTTCTTGCCTTGTTTTTTGAGCAGATATAATTTCTGATCCCGATGAAATTCTCATAAACCCTGCAGAATTAGTCACTGCTGGGGTCCAATTAAAGGGGTCTTCTTGATCGGACCAACGAACCATTAAAAGGTCTTGATACGTCTCACTTTGTGGGTTACATCCAAAACAAACGACGTGGCGGTCAGCGCCGGATACCATGATCCTTCGCGTTATCGTCGGCGCATCTGAAGCGCCGGTCTGCGAGGCAAAGGTAGTGGCCCGCGCCCCAAGGCCAAGGGTTTTGTCCCAGTAGTAGAGTCCGCCATCGTAGACATTGAAGATGAGATCCTCGCCCCAGTTATCCTGTGTGTACAACCGGATGTTGGAACCCGTTTCAGCGGCGGTGGAGGAGGATTCTCCCCATCCAACAAAGGCGTTCGCTTCCTTGACGGCTAAAGCATCCGCATGAGACGCCGCCGTAGTTCCCCGTACCCCTCTTACAACTCCTGCGTTTATTGTGTTGGTGGACTTGCCCGTATACTGGATAAGTTCATCTTCAATCAACATCAACCCAACGAAGGTGATGGCCGCTCCACTTGACGAACTGGCGGCGGTTGTCCCATCATCGCCGCGAGTTAAATCACCAAATACATTACCTGAGTTTGTTCCGTAGCGAATCTTCTCACTGCCAATCAGGAATGTCCCCTTGCTGGGGAAAGAACTGGAATCTGCGGCGGATATGGAGGAACTGGAAGCCGTGAGGTTGGCTCCGGTAGTCGTTGCGACTGTTTCGAAATCGGAGGCGCTCGTCAGCGTGAACGAAGTGTCTGAATCGCTTATCCCCCCGCTATCATTAAGGGTCGTTTGGGAATACGCGGACGTAAGACCGCCCCAAGTTCCCGCACCAAAACCCGTCCCACCTATGACCGTACCTAATCCCGTATTGATCTGGTATTCCGCAACAACCGCAGAGCCGCCACCTGCCGTATCGCCAGAGGACGCGGTTCCTGCCGTCCTCACGGTGTAGCTATTGGAATCAATGGCTGTAAGCTGAAATTCTGTGTTGATCTGTGCGGCAGTAACACCGTCCGTAGTTGTGGCACCGGAAAACGTGACAAAATCATTGTCCACCGCCCCGTGGCCCGGCGCCGTTACGGTTAGTACAGCACTAGAAGCGGTTCCGGTCTTAAAAGGATTGGTCCCTAGGGTTGTAGTGGCACGGATCGGCGTTACGTCGTTATAGCCGCCGCCCTCCTCGATATAGAACTTGGTTTCCGTACCAAGACCCATGTATTTGGAGCCGTCGAGAGCGGCCCATACATGAAGAGACCTTCCGGTTCCCTCTATCGTGCTACTGCTCAACCGTTCCCAGCCGCCCATCTTTTCGGGGCGCCCCTTTCGGAAACGGATCAAGTCGGAATTAAACCATTGACCTTCTGCCCCGTAAGACGTTGTCTCACGGTTAACTCCAGGTTTGAATTGTACTTTTATAAGTGGCATTTAAGTTTCTTTTCTAAGGTCATCGCACTTTTCATACAAATATCTAACGAAACTTAGCAAAGACTTGCAACCAGACACTTGTGTCCCAGAGCAAGTACGCTTTGTATACTGCCAAAATTGTCTGTCTCCTTATCCCCGTGCGAACGAGGCTACGACCAATGTCCCAGCTCCTGGAGTTGTAACCGTGACCACCAGCCCCGTTTGAGCAGCCGCAAAAGCAAGGGAAGCGCCGGATTGGCCTATATCATTGCCGCCTGGGTCCACAGCTTCATCGAAATCTTCTGTTAGGCCAACCCACGTTTTGCGCGTGCCCGCGTAGTCTGAACCCTGCATCCCGACGATGACACCCCCGGCGGGACAATCTATAGAAGTGGCGAGCACGCCCGATCCGGGCGCTATATCACTGTCAGTGTCAGAAGCAGTTTGACTCATGTATAGGGCGCGCCACAGCCCGATGCCGCAGCCAACCGAAGCACCGCTTCCGGTGATCACAACATCTCCCGTGGTTCCAGTCGGCACGGCAGCAACCCAGATTTCCGCCGCATAGTTGCCAGACCCCGCTGCGGGTTGTAGGATATTGGTGGCGCTTACGCCGCCAATCGTAATGGCGGAGGCAACATTTTTATCTGCCTCCAAGGAAAGACCGAGGATCATAACCCGATTGGTCGCCGCCGCACCTAGCGCTTGAGATGAGAATGTGTAATTCGTCGCGTCGGTAGCAGTGACAGAGCTATCTGTGAACGAAATCTCTGCTGGTGGTCCAAGAGCGCCACCAGCGCCGAAACCGATTATTTCTGTGATCCCCAGACTCATAGCTGCGCCTTAATCTTGGTCTCGATCTGGTCCGCTGTGTAGTTCTGGTCAGGCACGAAAGAACCGTCGTTCAGCGCGTCCAACAGAACCCCCACACCGCGAATTGCGGCATCAACACGGTTCTGCTCCCGGAGCGCGATTTCCCCGGCGGTCAACGCAACGACAGCAAATCCCTCCGTCGCCACCGCTCCCGCTCCAACATCGCGGCCAAGATCGGCAAGGTCGGGGATATCCAGCCGCGCCACAAGTTTCTCAGCCGCTGAGTCGAAGTCGGGTGGGGGGTCGGACACAAGGGGTAACCAGACCGTGGGCTTGTTCAGCGCACGGATGGGATCGTCCTTGTCTTCGCGAGTCAGCACATTGCCGGTTGCGCGGTCGATCTTTAAATGGGGTGTCATTCATTTTTCTCCTAATCTAACCGTCGTTCACCGCATTTATAGTGTAGAATATCTGCACGCCTATAAGCCGGGCATCTTCGGCCATATCATCATTAGCGTTAGAAACATCTCGGAAGACTCTGATGAACGTCATTGTATCAACGGCAGCACTAGCAATAGTGACGGCAGAGCTAGTGGCAGTGACCAAGCAATCTTCAGCGGCAGAGATATTATCGTCCGTTACTACAATAGCTGTGCCATACGCTACGTCGATAGTGCCATCATTAGCCACACTAACGCCTTGCAGTGCCCAGGCTACTCCGTCCGTGTCTGTTGCGGTAGTCGTCCAAAATACTCTATAAGTGACCGTCCCGTCATTCCAAGATTTAGGAAACCCAACTTGAAACTGAGCGTGCTCATCAGAAGAGGCATCAAAGTCCAACACTTGCAAATCTGGTCGGCCAGAAGTTGTTTCAACATCCGTGATAGATGCACAACCATTTGAGGAGGTTGGTCGCATAGCAGCGGCGGGCACCCATATGGTTAGGGTTCCAGCTTGCAATAGTTTATTACCTTCAACGTCAACCACTCCAGCAGCAGAACGAGATAGCGTAGTATCAGTAGCAGCACCTAGTTCTATCGTACCCGGAACAACAACAGCCGTCCCTCCAGTAGGTACATTAAGTACTATAGTGTCGGCATCATTCTTAAGGGTTATATCGTTTGTAGACCCTTGGCCAGTTAGAATCAAACCCTCTGCACTAGTATATCCCATTGCTGCATTATCGGCAGCAGCAGTATCGCCGTCAGCGTTAACAGTTGAAGCAGTCACGTCTCCGACGATATCTACATTAGTCGCGCCCGTCGCAATAGTGATCACGGCAGCATCGGCGTCATTTTTAATTGTTACATCATTGGTCGATCCCTGACCGGTGATAATAAGACCCTCGGCACTCGTGTAGCCTATCGAAGCACCGTCACCTGTGGCAGTGTCCCCCGTGACATTCACGGTTCCAGCAGAAGTTATGTCGCCAGAAGCCGTTACCGTTGCCAGAGCAAGATTAGATACTGCATCTATGACTGCCGCACCGGAACCTGCCCCGTCCATATAGACAACAGCGGATTTGCCGTTTGCCACGGTTATGTTGGCACCACTTCCCTGAGATAGAACAACCGAATAAGGTCCACTGGACCCTGAATCAGTAGTGGCGTTGATGACAATGAAGAAAGCCTCCGTTGTGTTAGGGGCTACCGTAACCGTATTATTCCCACCCAAAGCCCCCGTGAATTTGATCACACGGTACATGCCATCTTGTAGATTCTCAGTTCCGGAACCTGGGGAAGCTTCCCGTACTGTGAGCGTGTGTGTTGTACCGGAAAGAGCAACTGCTTTATAGGAAGCAATTCTATCTAGAATATCTATATTATAGTTAGTGGTTGTTCCCCACGCTCCGGATTGCTCACCGGACCCTATCTTCTCAAGGCCGTAACTGGTTGTATATGAAGAAGCCATGACTTTGTTCCTATGCCGCTATCTTTGTCCAACTAGGTGTCTGAGAAGTATCTATTATACTCCAAACGGTTACCTGACTAACAGTGCTGACGGCGGATACGCCATCTACCGTAAACGCAAAGTTTACCTTAACACTTCCTATTCCGCTAGTGGCAGAAACACCTGTTACGGAAAGATTGGAATTGGTGACTGCTGCGACACTTCCAATTGCACTAGCGGCGGAAACGCCCGTTGGCAAAATGGTTGCGGCGGAAAATACAGAAACCGATCCAATTGCGCTGGCCGCAGAAACACCCGTTACGCTAAAGCTACTATCAATACTTACAGTAGTTGATCCAATAGCGCTGGCCGCAGATACACCCGTAACTTCGACCGGAACGGGACTGTTCCACGTCCCGGAATTCCAGGTACTTCGATCCCAACCAGTGATTAGCGCCATTTACGCGATCCTGATTATCGCGTTATTAGCATCGTTAGCGGGAAATTGGATCGTAAAGTCTCCTGCGCTGGATGATTTATCACCGCCGAAGTTAATAACTGCCACCGCCGGATATGCCGCATGATTAGTCGTTGAACCCGTACCAGCGGTGTTCAGAGTACTATTGTAGATCAAAGCCCCCCTCGCACTAGAAATCGTGGAGGTAGACCATGTGCTGTCGGCGAAATCAAGATACGCAGTAGGGACCGAACTGCTGTTATCCGCCAGGGCAAGCGTAACGCTCCCCAGAGAGTTCCCACCAGCCGAGTAAGCGGTGCCGCTGACCTCGTTACCGGTTGTGTAACCAGTAGTGTCAAAGGATATAGACGAACTATTAGTGAACATCGCAATCTTGAACGTATCCGCCGAAATCGCGCTCGAACCCGTGCGCGTATGGGGTGTCCAAAAATGCACGCCCGCCATCGCCTCCGTCTTGAAAGTTCCGCACATTGCGGACGTTCCAACTGCCATCATAGTCTCCTTATAATCTCGGCTACATCACCATGGCCCTGCTGTTTCATCAGAGACCATATAGTCGTTCTCTCGCTCTGAGCCATCCTGTACATATAGAAAACCAAAACTTCTTTCAACTTGTTCCTGTGAGCAAGTGCCTGATCACGTATGACAGGAGGTGCGTCCTCCGATACCAGCATGATCTTGTTCAAGGCCATTTCAGCCATCTCTTCTGCTGAGTGACCCCGGTTTTCAGTGGTGAAAACCTGAACATCGCCCAAACCGGAGGAACCAGTTGAATCAAACATTATTGAACAGGCCTCCTGACTTTATCATAACGAAACTCATCAGAAACTTGTTCCGCTTCTCCCATATTCTTTAATGTCTGCAATCCTTCAATATAACGCTCGTTGTATAGCTTCAATAGATCTGCCTCACCTTTCATAAAGGTATAGGCTTCAACAAGAGAACCGTAAAGAAGAGCAACTTCTGCATCTGTGCCCAACCAACTCGTCCCGTCGCCACTTGTGGTAATTGAGGTGGGTCTATAAAAATAATGTAATTCCATGGTATAGTTTGAATCAGGGGTAGGGGCTAATAAGAAAGTAGAATCGTTCCAATTAGCATAATATTTTGGTAATCCTGTTGTACTTACCGCGTTGGGTGTGTAGTCCTGAATAAATGTGGGGTGTTTAAGTAAAAGAAAAGACTGAACGTTACTGCTAACAGTACTTAAAGAAAAGGGAGCAAGATAGTCACTTGGCTTACTTAAGAATTTATTGTCACTTGCTGCAGATCCCTGAGAGTTTTTTCGAAATACTTCAAGTTGGGCTTCTTTAAAAATGCGTTCTTCTGCGTTCACTATAAAACGAGGTAATTGGCTCACAAAAGTAGACTCAGTATTTTGGGTATAGTCTTGTATGGCTGTTTTTAAAGTTGTGAATGTAAAAGCCATGTCAAGCACTCACCGTAACAGGCCCAGCAGAAGCAATCACACCCCCGCCAATTATATCTCCGCTAGTAGCAGTGCCACTCGCTGCAGAAAAAGTATAAGTATTATTATCTACTTTAGTAATAGTGTACCCCGCTTCTTGCTCTATTGTGCTTGATATAAAGCCATCCAAAGGAGTAACATTTCGGTAACGTACGGTATCTCCAGTAGACCTTCCATGACCCGCCTCTGTGACAGTGATGGCCGCAGAACCTGACGATCCTGACTTAAATGCATCTTTTTTAAGAAGAACCTCTACCGCAGGTTCTGTTCTTGGGGTAGAAGCATGGCGCAGAGCCTCTGTATCTACAATATGTTTAGCAGTCGTAAGTTGAGGTTGTTTTTCTTCGTACTCGGATGTATGGACTCGTGCACCGTTCCACTCTATGGCCATTTCTGTATATGGGAATGCGAACCCGCTTCTATCAGAAATAAATTTTGCGTATTTCCCTGAAGCATATGACATCACACAACTCTCAAGTAAGAAGCTGCAGGAACCATACTATAGGACACTTTTTCTCGATCTTCTAATAATGCATTTATTAGATCTTCGTCATATACTGCTTTTAAAACTGGCAATAGTTGAGGCGCTCGTTTCAAACCAATTTGAAAAGCCAATCCAGAAACTAGACATGGAAGAAACCTGAATGGAATATCTGAAGTATCCACTGATGCATCTAAATCTTGTATCCGAATAAACCTGTCATAAACAAGTTGGTCTGTTGAATTTTCTGGAACTGCCCAAATAGTGACTGTTGGAGTAATCTGACGATCAAAGAAAAATTGACTCGCCCTTCCCTGAGTAGTCTTATTAGGGATGTGTAAATACTCTGCCCGACCAATCATAGATATTTGTTGGTCTACACTATCTCTCCTAATCACAGCAGATAAAATATCTATGGTGGAGCGAACATCCGTCAGACTAGGGTCTGCACTAATTGTAGTGCTTGCTGAACTACTTGAACCAGTAATTGTCTCTCCAGCAGTAAACGATCCGCTGGGAACAGTTACGGTAATTGTCGTAGAAGAAGGTTTTGTGATAACAGAAGCAGTGGTCCCACTAGTTCCACCAGTAATTGTCTCTCCAACACTTAAATTAGTGGAAGCTCCAACGGTTGCCGTAATTGTACCAACAGGATAGGTGTCTATCGCAGAAGAAGTAGAAAGTTGGGCAAGTGTCTGAGTAACTCGTTCAACTTTCCATAAATGAACACCACGATTTGCCCAATCTGCAAAAAGGAGGTTTAAAGACCGCCGTGCCGTTTGAGCATCATACCCTGTTCGAAGTTCAAGACCGCATCTTTCAAATGCCTCTTCAATAATCTCAGCAGCATTTAGATCAAAGTCTGAAGAACCTGATGTAGCCATGTTAAGTTATCCGAGTTTTATAGGTATTGAACTTATCTCCTGTTGCAGCAACTTTGATTTTTGGTCGGTTTTGTGCTTTTGTCGTTGCTGTAACAACATCAACACGTATATTTAAACCGCCATGCGCATACCGTGACGCGTATCTTTCTTTTTTTGACGTTTGGGGAAGTCTAGTCGTTGTGCTCATGGACTAAAATTCCTTGATACATTCTATTGTGATAACATACACATCACCACTAGTGTGGGCGGTAGTGGTGAATTTGATATCTCCAGTTTTACCTGTTCCTGAATAGTTTCGTAAACCATCAAAACTAGAAAAATCAATAAACCCTGTATCGTCTATTTTACAATCCCATGCAGCAACATCAGTTGTTGCGTCCCATAAGATTCTCACAGACATTCCTACAGTTCGCCACCAAACTTTATTGATACGAACTGCTGTGCAAGCATTGCCAAGATTTGTTTGGGCCAAAGCAGAAACATCAATTTTTGTAACAGCCGATTCACCAGTGCCATCACTAGTATTAGTGAATTGCGCTATATAAAATCGGCTCCCGTCACCTAGGACAGTTGTGGAAACAGCATCAGCCATGGCCTACTCCTTAATTTCACCAGACAATACCATCATTTTGTATTTTGGAGTTCCTGGGGAAGGAAAGTCTTTCTTAGCCTCTAGTCCATACGAATATTTGGGTGCCTTTTTTGTAGTTGATGTAATCCATGCCTCATTTTTAGGGGTGCTAGGATCATCAGCAATAAACGCACCTTTCTTGGTACGTGTTCTTGTTTTAGCCATTCTTCACCTCTACGGTAGATCATTGTATTGAATCATACCATCCGTAGTTCTTTGAGCAGTAATGTGAATATAATCACACCAAGCTGCATCCGCCGTAGTCGTCCCCGACATAGCACAGAACCAGGGAGTAAGGGCCGAGGTAGGAATGTTCCCCGTGGTCGTTGTCTTCAAGACCCGGTCTACATAAAACTCAACCTGACCCGTTCCTTTGACAATAAAGCCTAGACGTCGAGTATTAGTGATATTGGAACTTGACTCAGCACCGTCCGCAAAATCAATACCGGTGTCCGTCTTAGTTTCAGTGCCCCCGCTATCGCAGTTGGCATAAATATCAGCAGCACCTTCTACCAGAAGGAAGCCAATCTGATTACTCGCAGTAAAGGGAACACCCGTTGCGAAAGTGCCGTTTTCGGCGAGACCGACAAACATGTCCATATCGTCAGCATCTGCCACGGCTACTTTTGCCTCAAAGAAAATGAGTTTGCTAGATTCGGCCATAAAGACCTCATTACCCTGGAGAGAACCTCCAGAGTTGTCAGTTGAACCGTCACCTGTGGACTTAGCCCAACCACCAACATGATCGGCGAGAAGTGTCAAAGTGCCACTGTTAAGGACCTGCTTTGTCCAATCATCAGTGTCGTCAATATCAATTCCTGTAAAATCATCATATTTGAAGACATAATCAGGATTGATCTGCATAGGCAGATTTTTGAACCAAGATCCCAATGCACTAGAGTCACTTCCATGACCACTGTACATAATCGGACCAGAAAAACGGGTTGTACCCATGGCACACCTCCTTACAAAGGGTTTGCCCTAGAGTCTTGTAAGCGTCTGCTGGGACAGTCGCTAGGGCTGTATAATCCCAGAAAAAGTGAAGGGGAGAGTTTCCCCTCCCCCCACTATACTACGCTCCAGGAGATCCGTAAATACCGCGAGGATCAGACCAACCGAAACTGTACCGTTCACGGGCTTTATACCGCACGTTACCAGTATCGAAGTCCCCTTCCATCGCCGTACGAATTGGAGTTCTCTGGAAATGCTTCAGACCATTTGGTGTGTCGGTCAAGATAAACCATGCATCCGTATCCGTAAGGAAATGATTTACAGCATAACCCTGCGGCACCATTCCCATATTGCGGATAGCGTTTATATCATTATCCGCCGTCCCCGGACGCAAACTTGACTCAAGCAGCCTGTTCACAACAAACTGAAGATTTGCTGGAACAATTAGCTTCATTCCTCGAAGAGCTACGTTAAGACCACGCTCATCAACAAAATTAGAAATATCAATGAGGGCATTCTCAAGCGAAGTTTCATTGAGGTCCGCTGCTGTAGATGGCTCGTTCCGGAATGTATTGCCATTCTGCAGTGTGTGCGCAGTCGAGCAAAGTTCCAGACCATCACCACCTGTGTAGGTGCTGTCGAAAGCATTATTAAGGACAGCTGCTCCTTTAACCTGTTTCGTATGAGCCATCGAACGCGCTAGTGCCCGAGTATACCGAGAAGAAAGACGATCATAGAGATTATCTTCAATCGCTTCTTCAGTGAGCGCAAATGCTAAGGCAATTGTCTCATTGGTATAACGAGCCGTGTAGACTTCGGCTGCGTTATCAAAAGTGACGGCAGCGCCTTCACTTTTGGTTGGCGCAGATCCAAAGCCAGAAAGCATCACCTCTTCTTCGAATGCACGATCTGAAGATTCAGTGGTGAAGATTTCTGTGTGCTCGTTTTCATATCTAGCGTACTCAATACCAAATAAAGCGTTGAGTCCAGGCTCTAGCTCTTTAACAAGTTGTGCTCGTGAAATAGCCATTTCTCAACCCTCCTATACGCCAGCGGAGTCGGTTGTGCCAGCCACAATAGCACCATTGGCACTATTGAAGTGGTTATTCAACCTAACAACAGCGCCAATACCAGAAGAAGCGAAATCGCTACTTGCGGGATCGTCCTCCCAACCAAGAATTCGCACATTTAACGTCTTGGTAGCGGCTATGGTGCTGATAGCTAACGCTCCCGAGGACATACCAGTAGTAGTGCTTCCACTAGTTCCACTAGAGAAATTAGCGTTAGCAAAAACAGCAGCTCGGGCTGTTGCTTTACTGGTCCATGAAGCATCCGTTGCAATTACAAAGATCTGCATCGGATCATCAGCGACCCATGCTTCTACTGGATGGTTGGAATCTGCTCCAGATCCAGGCCAATAGTTACTCCACGTGGGTTTCCCCGTGGTGCTCGCGACATATTTACAACCCATGAAAGAGCCTAGTAATCCTACAGTACCACCAGCCGCAGCACCTACCACATCAATATACCCGGTTGAAAGCGGGATGACGGGAGTGCCAAAGTAGATGACATTGCTGTTACCACTAGCAATTTCATATTGTGTATAGCCCGAAACACCAGTGGAGTTGGAATTCTGACCCATTTTAGCAATGGGACGAAGACCAAAGGCTCCATTAATGTTTGCCATAAGTTAGTTCTCCTAAGTAGGCACCCACATCTAACAGGCTACCTACTTGTTTGAAGTTGATCCACCAAAAGAGACCCTACTGCTTCTTTCTTTCGAAATCGGCATAGAAGGGTGCTGCTCTCGCATTAAATCGTTATCCACAGCAGTCATCTGCTGTGAAGTTTTCTGCGCAAAATAATCTTTGCGAGATTTAGCGACTTCTACTGGAAGTCGAGCTAGAATAAGGCCACCTACACCAATGACACCTTTATACTTCCCACTATCAATAGTAGCACAGTCAAAATCAGGGTACTCATCCGCCCTTACCGGCTCATATCCTTCGCGGAGACGTTTAGTAAAATTGGGTTTATCATCTTGACCCAACATTTCAGCGCGTATCCAACGATGAATAAATCCATCTGGGGGGGGAGGAGCATCTAACACAGACGGTGGTTTCCATTCCGTGGGCCGCGTTGACTTTTCACGGGTGGTGGCAGCGCGAGGCATACGATCAGTCGATTCAGACATTTGCAGAAATCTCCTTTACTTGTCTCGCGTATTCTTCAAGAGGCACACCTAATTTTTTAGCGATAGCTACTTGGCTAGGTGTGAGCTTAACTATGTCGCGTCCAGTAGATTTAGCAGCTCGATTAGCAGAAGCAACTCTTTGGACTGGAGAACGGCCTCCGTTTGTAGCTGGTTGTGACTGAGTTTCTCCAAATTTATGAGGGAATTCTTCACGGATCCTACGATCAATTTCTGAATAGTAGCCATCCGAACTCGCATCGAACCCTTGTTCAATGAGATTTTTATGAATAGAAAAAGCGGTATATGTCATAGGTTCATCTACCCCAAACCAATTATTTCGCTGCGCCCACGCTTGTGACTTAGGATCGGGCGTTGGGGTGATTGTCGGAGTAACTTCAGAAGAAATTTGAGAAGAAATTTGAGAAGAAACTTGAGAGGCACCTAATGCGGGCATCTCATTGTTAATCGCAGCATTCTCAACAGTCAGTCTAGATAGCTCTGTAGTTGCGGCCACCAATTCTTCAGGATCGCCGTTTTCATAAGCCGTGACATATTTCTGTTTTGCGCTTTCTAAATCAGTTGTAACACGCCCAGCATACTCTTCGCCATATTTTCTATTTATTCGCGCAGCGCTATGTTGAAGAGTTTCATTTTGTGCTTTAACACCTTTGGCATAATCAAGTGCAGCGTGCTCTCGACGCTCTGCTTCTCGATATTTGGCAGTAAGCTTGTCAATTCGTTTACGGACGCCTACGCTATAGTTCGCAAGCTCTTCTTCTGAAATTTCTTCTGAAACCTCTTCAGAAGCCGTATCTTCAATCTCTAGGCCTGGCTGTGGTTGTGGGTCTTCAGAAGAAAGGTCAACTTCGACTGCCTCTTCTGGATCCAACTCTACCATTTTTTCAGTTTGTTCTGTGTCCGCCGGCATGGTCTTTCTCCATGAATTGTGTAAACTTATAAACTCAATATATTAAAAGTAAAGAACTATGTGTGTATGAGATATGAAGGGTCCTTCACAATAGCAAGAACCTCATCGTCATTTAGCAAACGAAGTTCTCCCCCATCAATTTTTAGTCGTGACCCGGCATACCTTCCAAAAAGAATCCAATCTTTTTCTTTACACCAAGGCTCCCAATTTTCATTTTCATTGTCTGGGTTACCAAATTTTCTTCGATCTCGATAAGCTAGTGGGCCTACTGCCATCACCAGCCCAACATTAATGGATAGTCGTTCACGCTCATGAACCTCATCTGGTTTTTCAATGCCCCCCTTAGTCACTTTAGGTGGGTCATACGGCATGATCAAAATACGCCAACCCGTTGGCGTGGGGAGTTTTGCAGTTTCAAATTTCCCTACTTTATCCCTATTTTGGTCTACTAGGTATTTTGGTAACAGTAGTTCCGAAGTCGTCATCTGTAGTTCCTTTCTCTAACATTTCTGATATCTCTTGTTGTATGATACTAAGGGCAGTTATTTCACCCATAAGAGCTCTATACTGGGCCATGTCATGTAGTTCGTTGTTTACTAAAATAGCAATAACCTGTTGCTCTCTTTCTCGGGCAATTTTTAAGAGTTTGTCACATACCCATAGTCCATCCATTAACGTACCCCTCTAAAAATAAGACCTGAAGTAGCGGCCCCCCCACCACGAGCTTTTTTTCGGTTTCCGCCCTTATGCTCCGGCGAAAAAGTTTTTGCTTTAACTTCTGGGCCTACCTCCATAGGCTCCGGTGCTAGAACATTCATACCATCTACTTTAAACAGTTTGGTTTCATAGATGATCGGAGTAGAAAGAACTTCTGTAATCCCTTTTTTACTAGTTGCTGTTTTTGTCATTTAACCATTCCTTTGTGTTTCTCAAATATACGAAGAAAACTGATGCCCTCATTGTACTCTCATCTTTTCTCTTTGAACTTGAATACGCTCTGCCGCCTGAGAAGCATCTTGTGCAATTTTAGTTTTTTCTAGAATTGATTTTCCCTGCTCTTTTTGCACATCAAAGGCTAAACGTGACTGCGATTCAGCTTCCTTGCGTTGCATATCCCGCTCTTTTAATTCAAGTTCTTTCAAACGGATTTGTAGCAACGGGTCCACACCACCTTCTCCTTGCTGTTGAGCGAATTGCTGTGCTTGGGCACTAATTTGTTGAGTTGCTTGAGCTGCGGCTTGTGCAATTTGATTTTCAAGTTCAGGCGGGACTTGTTCACCTTCAGCTGGCAAAGGTCGACCAATCATCTGCTCTACTTGCTGACGGTACAACATCGCAAAGTGTTCTTGAATGTGACTTTGTAAAACAAGCATAGCCTGTTGATTATTTTGAAATATAGGATTTTGCATAAAAGCCATATGAGCGGCGATATGCGCATTATGGTCTTGATGAATAAATGCTTTTAATGGGGCGCCAATAAGCGCATCTGCATTTTCAGTAGCGGGGTCTTTTGAATTTTCAGGTTCAGTGACAGGCAAGATATCTTTAATGTTCTGAACTCCTAGCGCCTGATACATTCTAAAATAGGCTTCACGGAGATTATGAATTTGCGGAGCTGAGGTCGCAAGTTGCAATTGTGTTTGAGCCATCATAACCCGCTGCGCCATACTAAATACATTTGGATCGCTGTGCGGTAAGATGTCTATCTGATCACTGAAATCATTAACCTTGATGATTCGTTCGCCACCTGCCACTTCAAATGGATATTTCTCAGGGAGGTATTCACTGAATGTTTCGGCAAGTAGACGAAATTCAATTTTCTGAGAATAGTGTAGCCGTTTATGAATTGCGGACATAACTTGCATGCCTTTTTCAAGTAGGGCCACAGTAGTCCCCACAGGCATGGCTTCAGTCATATCGCCAGTTTGCATTTCAGTGATTGCAGCAAACCTACGGCCTGAATCAACAAGAACACCAAGCAAATTCAATAATGTGCCAGAAGGTTCTTTGTAAGGCAACGGAAGAAGTGAATCACGGAGCGCTCCCCCAGGAGCATCAACATCCCTCCACTCTCCAGGTTGCAAAGGTTCATCATCATTACGAACTCGTAACCCGCGAGCTTTGAACCCTGCCGGAAGATTAGCCAGAGTTCCTGCGTCAATAAGCTGACGCAGAAGACTAGTGGCTGATTTGCTCAGCCCACCAATCATATGAATTAGCCCAAAACCATAAAATCCTAATCCTGGAAGAAATTTATAATGAACAAAGTATTGTTTCTTTTTCTGTAAAGAATCAGTCTCTTCCCAATTCTTACGAATTGAAAGAATCTGAGAGTGCTCTTCTTCCATCGTCACAATATACGGAAGTTTGATTCCCGTGGGCTCACCATCTTCTCCAATATCTTCAAATCCTATGAGGTCAAGATCAATATGACATTCTAAAATTGTCATAATATCAGAAGAATTATAGGCAGTGGGCTGAAGCCCTTCTAATTTATCTACTTTTTCAGTGACCGCTGTTTGTGGCTCTTCCGAAGGACGTAACTCAATATCACGGTAAAACCCACTTGCTTGAAGTTTACGAACGTCATTCACACTCTGGCGAATCATATGGGTGATCCGCGTTGCAGACTGAAGATCAGTTGTTTCGTAGGGAACTACTAGATCTTCTGATGTTATGAATTTACTGACCGCTCGACCAAGACCCTCATCATAATAAATTTTCTTGAATGAAGAGCCAGATAGTGGTAGATAAAAAAGCATCTGATCAAGTTCAGGGTCATACTCTTGCATAACCTCTGTGATCTGATAATTCATAAAGTCTTTTACACGAGTTGCCTGTTCTTCTTTTTCAGGTGAAGTGCGCCCCATAACTCGTGTGTTTACGGGGCCTCCTGCTGGCAAGAGTTCTTTATAGGCGGAAGACTGAAACTGGGCCACGGCTTCTGAGAGGAGTGGGTGATAAACGCCAGAAGCGCCTTGAAACGGCTGAGACCGCTCTTCTGTTCCCATACCCAGTAAACTTAATCCACCGCTATATGTTTTCTCCCAATCTGCGCGGCTCTCACGATCTTCTTTGTACATTGACAGCATATCACTCGCCAACGCACTCAGTTCTCGTTTATCAATCTCTTCAGCGAGATTTTTGTAAAAATCCCCAGAAACAGGCTCAGAAGGCATTCCTCCAAAAGCAATGATTACATTGCCTTCCTCATCTGTGTCTGGTTCGATTTCTGGTTCGATCTCTACCTCTATATCTTGAGGTAAAAACGGAGAGTCTATTGACGTATCCGCTAGAACTTCATCTTCGTCAAGGATGACGTCTGTTCTTATAGGCCGCTCCATCTCTAAGGGCGGTATAATTGGTTGTTCAGCCATAAGTTACGTCACCCTTCATTTCTATTTTTTCTTTTTCTTCAACAGCTCTTGAATTAATCCATCATATTGACGGGGTGTCAGCAATGGCTCCCCCTTTCTAGTATCTTTTCCAGTTTTTGCGCGAGCTTTTTGTTTTCTGAAAAATTCTATTTTTTCGTCAGTAGTGCGGCCAGCACTTTTGCTGTCAGTTGCCGATCGTTTCATGCCACCACTTTTATAGCCCATGACCCGTTTCTTCTTAGGGGGCCTCCCCCGCTTAGAGCCATAGGTTCCTGGTCCTTGGGGCATTATCTAACTCCTTTGATAGGCCTTAAACGAAATTAAGCTCTGCGACGAAAATTAAGGCTTAACAGAGCTTAATTTCGTTTTCTTTAAGAACAAACCCAATGATCCATTTCATCATGACGGTCTCCTCTTAGATTTGTAGCCGGAAGCATGTGCGGCTTTACCTTGGCGTTCAGCGGCGGCTTTGGCCTTATAGATTTTACCAGATTTTCCCCACTTCCAACCATCTTTGACTTTTTTAACTGGCATAAGAGCGTACCCTAATCTAAAATTATAAATTT